TATGACACCTGAACATTTAAATACTGGTACAGTACCTGATGTTGCAATTGTAGATAAATTTGCAAAGTTAGTTGATGTACCCATTAAATAATATTGAGGTGCATCTACACCATTACTAGCTATGATATAATTTCCAAATTGAGTAAAGGTAAAATAATCTGTATTGCCACCAGTTAAACCAGATTTTCTTGATGTAAAAGTTCCTGAAGCTAATTGATGTATGTCTGAATTAGTTGCTACAAAATTAAATACAGTATTAGAATTATCTCTAAATGAACCTGCACCTCTACTATCTTTAGCTATATTGTTAGTAGAATAATTAACTAATGAAGGAAATCTTTTATATGAGGATGCTGCGAAATAAACATTGTTAGCTGTGTTTGCACCAGGATTATTATATTCTGGTTGGTCAGGTAGCCATTCTCCAAAAGGTATTTGCATTATTCTCCTATTGGTTATTGTTTGTTACAAATTTAGATACATCATTAAATGAACCTGCAACAGTTACATCACCTCTTTGTTGTAAAGGTGCATTACCATATTGATCTTCTCTATCGTTTCTCTCAAGTCTTTCTAAAGCAGTTGTGTACATTCCTTGCCATTGTTGAAGTCTTTGAGGATCAACACCACCTAAAAAATTAGCAGCATGATATAATGAACCATATAAATAAATTGCAGGATGACTTGCTAATATATAATTAGAAGTATTGGTATCTGATAAAGCTGCAAACTTAGCATAATAATTTAATGTTCCTGTGTATGCAGAATCTGGAATTGGTGCAAATCTAAAATTATCACCAAGTATAGTATATGCTGAAGGCATACCAGTTGTAGATGAACCTCTAATTTGATCCATTTGAGCTGGAGTAATATATTTTAAAGCATACTTAGTTCCGCCTGATGTTATAAAAAAATCTCTTACTTGTAAAAAATCTGTAGGCACAGATTCTGTTTCTGAATCTATTGTAATAGAAGTTGAGGTATTCATTTTTCTAATTCTTAATTTAGAATTAAAATCAGCTTCTGCTAAAACTATAAAATCTTCTGCAATCTCAGTTGTTAAATCTGATCTGTTTAACCAGTTTGCTATTGATGTTTTTAAATCTGAATATGTTGCAAGTGCCATTATATTTTACCTTCTGCTGTTTTAAAATATTTAAACTCATTACTATTTAATTTTGTTTTTAATATTTTTGTTTGAACTTCTTTAGGAAGTGCGAACCAATTACTATCTCCATTATACTCATTCGCCCAAACAGATAAAGCTAAAGTTGGAATAGAAGCTACTCTTTTTAAATCTCTGGATTTAGAATATCCATCATTTAAATTAAATAATCTTTTATTATGTTGTAAATGAGGATCTATATTTACTTCTTCATTTAAAACAATTTTCTTTTCCATTTCGTCTATAGAAAATGTTTCTTTTTTTAAACCATCAATACTTATATCTTTTCTCATCTACCTTGACCTTTATATCTTGTTTGCTTTTTTTGTCTGCACTCTGATTTGTTCTGAGATTTTTTATGACAACCTGGTCTTTTTTTAGGTTGATCTCTTGGAACAAAGTGAACAAACTTTTGTCTAGCCACTAAGCACTCATTTCAGTAATAGAAACTTCAGCAGTACCAATAAAAGCTACTTTCTCACCAGGTGAAACTTTAAAAATTTCAGGTTGGTCAGCAGGTATAAAAATAGTTGATGAATTAGCAGTTGCAACAGCAGTTGGGTTTGCACCGAATAAAATATAAATATCAGCAGTTGATGCTATTCTTACATATTCAGTTTGTGATCCAAATGCAGCAGATTGTGCTGATGTTCCACCACTTGTTTTACCTTGATGTGTAGTAGGTCTTAATCCGTAATTAAAACTCATATTTTTCTCCTAATTAATTATGGGGGAAATACCGCTAGGCAAGATCCCCCAAATATTGTTATATACTATTATCTTCTAATTACGAAAGTAATTTCCATTTTAGAAGTATTTGATGAACCACCATTAGTAATACATTCAATAGTACCATCTTCAGCAACAGTATTTAAAGCTGTTGGAAAAGCAGTTGCTACTTTACCAGCTGAACCTGAAGCTACATGACTTATAGCACCTCCAGTTACTGCAACACCACCTATTTCAAAAGAGATAGCTGCTGTGCCAGTTGTAGTTGCTTTGTTGTGAGTGATGATTTTTACAATTTTTCCACCATCAGGTACACAAACAAAAGTTGATGAAGCTGTTGAAACATCTGGAATTGCAGATGTTAAAAAGTAATCGTTTAATGTTCTCATTTTTTTATCCTATTTATTTGCTTCGTTCCGCCATTGACTTCAAAGACCAAACAAAATTGTTAATTGAATGATGGGGGATAATTCCCCCACCACTTTAGATTTATTATGAAGTAGTTAAATCTGTGATTAAACCACTTGCTTTTTCATTTCTTGACTCAAGAGTGTACTCAGCAACCATAAATCTCTGATCTGCGTCTGCAGTCTGAGCTGGTGTTTGTAGAGCAAAATCTCTTAGGAAAGAAACTGCCCAGTATTCCATATCTAGAATGTGAGCATCTTGTCCGATTTTAGCAGCAGTACCATTAGCACCTCTGATAAATCTGTTTGGAGATACTTGCATAGTTCCAAAGTCTGACTCATATACATCAATAGAAGTAATTAATCTTCTATCTTCAGCAGCGTCAAATCTAGTAGAACCACCAGTAAAGCCAGATAGTTTCTGTTTGTTAAAAGCATTCACCATAATCATGTTAGGGTTTCCGCCTTGATTGTAACATTTAACTAAAATGCCTTTTAACTGATCTTCAGTAAATGCTCTTTGTGCATCACCATCAGTTCTTATAGCACCATTTCCAGCACCAGCACCATTAGTACCTGCATCAACATTAGTTTCGTACCAAGTTGGTGCTCCACCAAGTTTTCTTGCAGTTGTTGCATTACCAGCAGTTTTAGCGACATTAGATAAAAGAGCAGTTTCCATATCTCTTTTTAATTCTTTTGCAGCTTTAGCTACTTGGTAAGCCATCTCATTATTTCTTCCAGCAGAAGTTACAGCTTCGTTAGTTGCAGTAACTTGAATTCCTTTAGTAGAAATTTGAGTGTGGTTATTTTCCAATACAGTTGGAGCCATAGTTCCATAAGAAATATCAGCACCTTCAACTGCAGCATTTGCAGCAACATCAGCTAGTGCATCTGTTTGCCATTGGTGTAGTGTGTTTGTTGCTTTTGTTTTTGCAATACCTGACATAAAAGGAGTTTCTGTCGGACTAATTGAATAAATTATGTCCGCTATATCTTCTCTTATACCGATTGCAGTATATGTTTGGTATTTAGCCATTTGTTTTCTCCGTTAGGTTATTGTTTATAGATAACGCATCAGTAAATCGGTAGCATCTTTTGCATTACCGCTTTTCTTCAACGCATTCATCTTCTTCAACCTAGATTGACTATTTATATCTTCCTTAGTAGATTTAACACCAGATTTCACAACAGTAGATGGTTTAACTTTTTTACTTACTAAATTGGGTTTAGTCGCATTAGCTTTCATTCCATCCATAATCACATCAAAATATCTTGAATCATAAATTCTAGCAACATCTTCATTTGAAAAGCCTTTAGAACTTAAATAACTCATAATATTTGACTTAACTTTAGCACCCTTAATAGGATCAGCAATTTCAGGATGTTTTAAATGAAGTTTTTTTTGTTCATTTTTTAATATTTCCTGGAACTGAGTTTCTTGATGTTCTCTCAGTTTTTGCTGTGCTTGTTGAATTGATTGTTTTCGTTTATTAATCTTACGATCAACTCTAGCAGCTTCAGTTGGATCTTCATCCCAAAGAGCATCAAGCTCCTTAGAATTCATATCATTGTTAATCTCAGCATTTAAAGTAACTACTAATGAATTTAAATCATCCATCTTAGTTGAATACTGATTTTTAAGACGATCTTCTTCGGATTTTAGCTCTCTTTTTTCAATTGCTATCTCCTCAGTTTTTCGTCTGTAGTCAGCATCTTTTTGATAACCTGCTTTTAATTCGTCAAGGTCAACATCAATCTTTTCACCATTAACAGTAACCTGGTGTAGATCGGTTGTTTGTTCTTCAATCGCATTTTCATCTTGTGATGCTTGTTCTTCATCTGCTACTTCCAAAGTTTCCTCTGGTTGAGTTTCAGGTTGTTGTTCAATCTCAGTTTCAGCTTTCGCTTCTACTTCTGATTCAACTGGTGCAGCTTCTTCTTGAGGTTTTTTGATAACTCCATTTGAGTCCATTAAACTTTCAATAGATTTTGCAGCACCTTGTACCGAATTATTATTCAGTAGTGGGTTTTCGTTAGACATTAAGTCCTCCTATGTTAAGCTGTCTTGCGACTTGGCTTATTCTAACCATTGTGGTTAAAATTTTGTATTATCCTGTTGTTTTCTGAAATCTTCTAACTGTTTAGAAGCAAGTTTTCCAGTTTCAACAATTGTATGTAGGTGTTGTTCTACTTTACCTACAACATTATAAGCAATCCAAAGTTTTTCTCTGGTATCACTCTCTTTAGCACCTGTTTTTTCAAGAAGTGCTTCAGAATAAATTTTTTTAAGAGTTTCCATACTCTCTTGAAAAA